ACCATGATGATGCAATGGCAGAAATATTGCGTGATGACCCTGAGTTGGCAGCAGCTACCCTTGATGCAATTCTAGCAGATGGTGATCAGGGTGAGCTGCTTGTAACTCTACGCCAAATGGCCAAAGCTTATGGTGGTGTTCAAGCTGTAGCTAAAGCCGCCAACCTGAATCCCACACAACTTTACCGTACACTTTCAGAAAAAGGCAATCCAGAGTTTCGTAGCTTGAATGCTTTACTGCGTACTATGGGATTTCGCTTAGCTGTACAGCCTCTTGAACAACCAGTTTCACACGTTTAATCTTTAGTATTGAGTGTATTAATCGTCTTCTTAAACAACATTGTTTTACAGCAAAACATGGTAGTTTATTATGTATCTTCCTCATCCATATGGATGACGCTTTCACCTTCGTCATATGCATTGGGTGGAGCGTTTGAATCAAGAGTATCATCCTTGTCTGGTGTTGTGTTTGCAACGTTTCCAGCCGCATCTTCTTGTGCTTTGTCAAAAAGTTCACACTCTATTTTTGTGGTGTAACCGCCCGTTTTATCAAGTTTGTGCTTAACGCTTTTGATGCGCCATTCTGCCGGAATATAAGGTCGGAAAGGGGGATCTTGAACAAGCTTTGCTTCTGCTTGCACAAAGGGATCACCACCGATATCACATGAGAAAGAAGACTTACCGCGTGATGATTTATTGCGATAAGCAGCGATGGCCGCAACAGCTTCTGATTGATTATGGTAGGTATATTTGAGTTCATGAAATGGCGGGTTGCCAACTTTGACTTCTTTTTTTTCACCACTGCGGATATCATGATAGGTTGCGAGAACACCACCTTTTTTCTCTTCTTCTTGCTTTTCCGCTTCTTTTTCTGTTTTTTCTCCTATCTCTGCTTCAGATGGGTTTGGTAGATCATTTTCATCCATATGAATGGAGTTTTCATCATCATCTATCTCTTCTGGTGCTCGTGCGTCAGCCGCGGCTTTTTGGTCGTCTCCCACATCCGTTTCTAAGCCATTTGCTGCACCTGCTTCATCGCGTGCGCTGTATTTAAAATCCCAAGAGGTGCAATGTTTCTCATGGATGACAACAACAGGGAGTGTTTCACCAGTGATGGCTTTGCCTTCACCCCGTTTGGCAAGCACAAGTTTACCGTCAACGGGCTTTGCTACCGCATCATATTCTTCTGCAAGGCGTGCGGCAAAAGCCATATCGCTTTCTGCTGTTTGATCAATGTGACGCACAACAATTTTTGCAAGAGAAGGATCAACCTTTGGTGTATAGCCATTACGCTCTGCTATCTCTTGAACAATACTGCCAAGCGTTTGCTGGTGATAGGATTGGCTTTTTGGAGTTCTGTAAGACGTGTTCATTGACGCAGCGCGCCCTGTAACACTTAAGCTTTGTGGTGGGCTGCTCACAGAGATTTCGTCTATCAGATAGGCTCCCATATCGCGTGTTTTGCTACCTTCATAGCCAAGTGTCACGGAAATAACTGTTCCGATAAGAGGAATATCAAGAAAGCCATTATCACTGTCACGTGCGCGGTCATCAAGCTCTATGGTAATACGGTCGCTTTTGTTTTCTGCTTCATCGGTAATTTCAATTGATAAAACATAATCCATGAGCGTTTTGGTAATGTCTTCTCCATTTGCCAGAACCATGCAAAAAGGTTTCATGATTTGCTACCCCAAATTCTGATCACTGGTGTGGCTTTGGGATAGGGGAGGGATGGCAAGAGTATCGTGATACCTGCTTTTAAAATGGGTCCATAGTCTGCAAGCCCAAAATTTGCTGCATAGACGCGTTCAACAGCAAGTGCTTGTTGACCTTTGGCATAGTATTTCCAGCAAATGGCATCCACCATATCGCCATCTTTGGTCATGTAAAGGTCACTCATAGGTCTTCACCATATTCTCTCAATTTAACAGTAAATTCTTGTTTTTTTGGGGTGCCGTTATAATGAAAAACGCTTTGCTTTTCCTCTACGGAAAGAATGACAAACTTACCTAAGATTTTGCCTTGACCCGTTACAAGGATATGAGGTCCTTCATGCGCTATTTGCCGTAAATATTCGAGCTGTCTGTGACCACCTTTGAAATCTGGATAAATCACCCCTGCTAAAGAAAATTCTGCATTTGCAACAGCAGGCAATTGAAGAGCAGCCTTTCGCCCCAATCGCCCTTGCTCCACCCATGGAACACCATAAGACAGATCAAGTGTTTGATAAGCTGCTGTTTCGATTGAAAAAATAAAACCACCCAAAGCTAACATCATGGCATTTAATCCGAAAGGCTGGAGGCTATAGCTAAACGTTGCTGCTTCGCATAGCGTTCAAGTGCTTGATTGACGGCGTCTCTGATTTCGTTCTTGAGACCATTTGGTACTGAAATATTGAGATTTGTAATGGTTACACGGGCGTCTACTTCAACAGGCTTGTGAACTGTAATTGGCTTGGGAGCTTTAAAAGCAGCCACTTTTGCATTTGGAACTTCCATATGCCTTGTTTCGACTGTCCCTGTATTAAAACCACTCTTACGTTTTTCAAAAGGATTTTTGGTGACAACGGCTGTATCAACCATTCTTTTTGCGCGTGCATTGGTTTCATCGGTAAAGGTTTTAATCGTTTGCGTTGAAGTTTTGTTGATTGAAACATTAAAACCAAGTTTTTCTTTCACCCAATTAGGCATCCAACTGGTTAATTTGCTTATCATGCCGCTAAACCATTCGGACAGGGCTTGCCACTTACTTTTGATGCCGTCCCACAAGCTGCCAATGAGATTGGCACCTGCATCCATCAAATCGACCCCAAACAACCATTTAATCAATGCATTGATTTTTTTCGCTATCCAATAAAGTGGCGAAAAGTTTTTAAAGAGCGTAAAGAGTTTACTAAAAACATTACTGCATAAGCTAGAAAAAGAATCCCATAACTTTCCTAAAAAACTTATGACGGTATCCCAGTTTTTGTAGAGCAGATATCCAGCTCCGACAAGTAATGCAATGCCGCCAAGTATCCAGCCTATGGGAGTGGTCATGATTGCGATACCAAGCGATATAAAAGCAGAACCAACGGCGGTTATTGCTGGAATAACTGAAGCTATAAGAACTACTCCAACTGCGGCTAAAGATGCAGCTACCCAACCATTGAGTTTGTCCCAATATTTATAGAGTACAACAATTGCTGCAATGCCGCCAATTAGCCAACCAATAGGTGTTGTCATGATTGTATAGCCAAGTGTGACAAACGCTGCTCCCGCTACGGCTAATGACGTAATAAGTGGACCAAAAATGAATGAACCAAGCGCTACAAGCCCTACCTTAAAGAGGGTTATTTCACCGATTAGTGGCTCCATCCATTGAAACCAGCTTTTAATTCTCTCTGTAAGATCACTGATGCCTTTTCTTAAATCAGAGGTAGGATTAAGCAAATCATTAAAGACTTTTTTTATGGTTTTTGCCCAGCTCGCAACGGTTGTTTGAATGAGGTCGCGGTTTTCATCAATCAGGCGAGAAAAACCGTCAATCATATCATTGATCACGGGCATAAAGCGCGCGCCAATAAAACTAGCGATCCCGCCTATTTTTTTCTTAAACGCTCCCATTTTGTCACTTAAATCTGCTGCATAGTGCGCGACATCGGCACCGATCAACCATTTTCCTTTCCGTGCCTTTGCAAACAGTTCTTTGATGGGCGCCATCCCTTGTGCAAGCATGGCGGCCATTTCTTTGCCATCCCCACCAAACAGCAGAGCAGCAATATGCTGTCTTTGTGCTTGATTTTTCATCTTACTCATCTTGTCAGTAATTTCTTCCAACAAAACCGAATTTGATTTGAGTTTTCCAGAGGCATCTTTGACAGAAATACCAAGCGCCTCAAAGCCCATAATGCCTCTTTTTTGTCCAGCATATGCTTGAGCTGAACGCCTATTTAAAGTGGCTAGAGATTGTTGAAAGAGTTCAGCAGAATATCCTGAATTATCGGCTGCATCGCCCCATAATTGAAGCGATGCAACACTCATTCCCAAATGCCGTGATGCATGGTGAAGGCTATCACCCAGATGCATGGTTTTCATGGTGATGGCGGTCACACTTGCGACAAGACCACCACCAGCAAGCCCTAAAGCACCAGTAAAGACCGAAGCACGGCTTGCCGCCGTGCTAAGGGCACCTTGAACACCTTTCAAACTTGATGTCATATTTTTTACCGCAGCAGAAAAGCGAGGAATACTCAATCTATGTGAGAGTGTTTTCGACAATGTATCGAATTTTTTTTGAAGATGTTTAAGAGGTGCGGTGAGTTTGTCTTCAAGGGACAGTTTGACCTTTGCATCAGCAACTTTTTCACTCATTTTGTTTTATACCTTTCTGCTGCTTGATTGCGCCAGAAAATTAACTCTTGCAGTTCCATTTCCATCATGTCTGAAAGGGACCAATGAAAAACAATGGCGATATCGGCTATGAGTTTAGCGGCGGTTTCCCAGTCGAGATATCCCGCCGCTTGATAAAAGACTCTAAAATCTCCCCAATACTCGACAAGTCATGAATATCGAGTTCTCCAACCGCTTCATGCGGCCATTCAGAAAGGCGTGCAACCATAGCGATTGTTTGTTCAACACCTTCTTTCTTATCGATTGCTTGCACATCTTTTGTTTTGGGACGCCGTAAAGTGATTGTGGTATGCTTTTTTCCTTCAAAGATAACAGGGATAAGCAATTGATGTGTAATGCTTGTTTGTATTGTCATTTTTACATTCCTAAAAAGTTTTTATGTTCTGCTAATTGGTTAACGCCATTGAATTTTCTGACTAAGTTGAGGACGTCTATCTCAACAATTTCAGTGTCTTTCTGGACATATTTGAAATACTGCAATGTGAAGGTAGCTGTGGATGTTGCTTTGCTCCCCGGTTGCCATTCTGCCATTTCAAAGCCTTTACAAAGCCCTCTCATGGTAATGACAACACCTTCTGCGGGTGTGCCTTGCGCTTGCATTGAACTTCGTAATGAGATGTCAACATCAGACCGTCCCAAAAGCGCCATCAACTCTGGAGAGCAGTCAGAAATGGTCATGGAGAGGATGAGAGTTTCGAGCCCAAGATCAACCTCAATAGACGAATCCATGCCACCCCCGCGATAACTTTCAACAACCAAGTTCAAATTCGGTAGCGTTACGCTTTCGCATTTTGCTTGATAGGGAATGCCGTCGACAAAAATGTTAAAATATTTCAAAACTCTCGGTAAAACGGGTATGGCCATTAAAAAATCTCCTCTAAATAATCATTCACAATGCGTGAACGGAATGTGATGTGTTCTGCTGGTGTTGTTGGTGTAAATTCGACATTGAAATAGACTCTGCCGCCTTCAATAGCGCTTGCTGTATTCAACTCTGGATCAGGAGTACAACGCCCACCAAGAATGGCGCCTTGCGCTTTTAAATCACGCAAATAGGCATTGACGCTTTCACTCACGTCATGCATGTAGGTTTTTTTGATATTGCGGTCGACCGCCCACATGTGCCCACGCAAAATAGCGTCATTGATCATATCTGCGGTTCTCACCACCGATAAGAAAGCGAATTTTTTGTCACTTGAAAGGGTGCGATTGCCCCAGAGGCGATAACCGTTTTCGCGGATAATTGTTGTGATGTTTTGTTCATTGAGAAGGTTGGCACGGCTTGATCTGTCACCAATGGAAAAATCAATTGGACGCGCAGTTCCAACAATGCCATTAATCACTTTGTTTGAAGGTGAATACCAAAAACCGTTTGCAAAATCTGTTTTGGCAATGACACCTGCAACCGCTGCACTTGCTGGCTGTTCTAGAATTTTTCCATCACGATTCACTTTTACAAAAGGATCAACTATGATGGCGCGCTTGGAGTCAAAATCCTTTGCTGCGGCAAGAGCTGCTTCATCTGTGCTATTTGGTGCGTCAAGCACCACAATAGCGCGTAGACGCTCGGCAATGCCAATCAACTCCGCTGCTACAGGGTTAGAAGTTACACTGATTTCGGCTTTTGCTGTCGCTCCAGTGCCATCTCCTTCAATCGTCACATTTGGGGCGGTGTGATAATCAAAGCCACTGTCCTTAATGACAACAGAAGTTATTTTCCCATCGTTCAGGATTGCTTCTGCTTTTGCACTGCCGGCAATTTTAACAGTTGCTTGGCTATAACCGCTGCCTTGGTTTATCACATCAATCTTACTAAGACTGATAGGGCGTTTATGCGTAAAGCCTGGAGCAATCAGAATGCGTGGTGTTTGTCCCACAATGGATTGTGCTCCAATCAAAGCATGCACACCTTCATAAGCGCCATTTGCATTCACACCGCCCAGAATATTGGTGAGTGTTGTGTTTTCATTGTCACCTTCGTTCACGCGCACGACAACAACAATAGCTCCTACTTGCTTGAAAATGAGATCAAGAGCATTGGGTAATGTCCCTTGACGTTTGCCTGTTTTATCCAGCTTGGCTGCTTGTGAAAGAGAACCGGTAACCAAAACCGGTGTGTTAAGAGGAAAGGCTTGTTCATCTGCATCGGGTGCGGTGCCAACAATTCCGATAACTGCCGACTGGACCGCACGAATGGGATGGGTGCCGTCGTCAACCTCGACAACTTCAACACCATGTAAAAAACCTGTTGCCATACTTTATGCTCCTTTAAATGAGTGGTGAATTAAAATGAATGGGAAAAATGAGAGGTAAAAAAACGCTCTTGAGAAAGGTTTGTTTTCAACAAGCACTTTCTTTTTATGTTTTGAAACTAGATTTGTAGCAATTCGCTTTTTTAAAAAGGTCTTCAAAAATCATTTAAAGACCCTTTAATATGTATTATTTCTCGTTTTAGAAATCGCAATTTGAGATGATCAGCTCCTTCGCCGAAATCAGATTCTTTGAACCACATGTATAAGATGTAGTCACCTCTTTTCGTTTAAATTGGCTAAAGGTTGTTCGGATCTCTGGCACATCATTGAGAGACAAAACAAACTTCCCCTTTAATTGTGCAAGTAGTGTCGACATTTTCTGGTAATCCTCTCGCTTAAACAAGTCCTTTCCATAGCAATCCTCAACGCCCCAATAAGGTGGATCAAGGTAAAACAAGGTCGTTGGCCGGTCATAGCGCTTGATAAAGTCAAACCAGTCTAAATGTTCAATGGTTACATTTGATAAACGCCGGTAAATCAGCTTTAAGAACCCTTCAAGTTTGAAAGAGTTAAACCGGGCACTACTAGGGATCAACTCCAAACGACCGCTTTGCTACTTGCCCACCAAAACTCAACCGCTGTAGATATAAAAACCGCAAAGCCCGCTCTAAATCCGTCAGTGTCTTTGGATCTTGCAGAGCAAAACTTTGAAACGCCTCACGGCTGCTAATTTGGAACTCTAACAGATCCATAAAAGGGTGATAATGGCGTTGCAAAACCCGAAAAAAATTCACCACATCCCCTGAGCGATCATTGATGACTTCATATAAGGGAATCAATTTCCGTCTGAAGAATATTCCCCCCATGCCAACAAAAGGCTCAGCATAAGTGCGATGCGGGATCGCTTCAATGATTTTGATAATGGTCTTCGCTAACCTGATTTTGCCACCAACATAAGCGGCAGCTGGTTCTATAGGATCAATTGATTTTAATGTTTCTTTACAAAGTGTATCCATACTTTTTTAACACTCTTTCATCTATAGTAGCCATCTTCTCATTGCTTCAAGTGATAAGAAGTGGCTGCGATGTTAAGTTGTGTTACATCGGACGGGGTGTGTTCGCAAAACTTTTCCCGTTGGCTGGACTACCAGCCCAGCCTCTATTCTTTGTTTGTTTCTTTCTTTGGTTTGGAGTTTCTAGGATAATTGCTGTGGGCTATCCGCTTGATTTCTCATAGCGATAGGTTATCAGAGCGGCTTGCCAAGAGCCGTTGATCTCTTTACAAAATTTTTAGAGTAGAAGAGGGGATTAGCTATGATTTCGGGGCATCCCTCTAGAAATAAAGAATAACTTCGCTACAGTGCAGTAGAGACTATTTAGTTTTATTGTCATCTTGCTCTCCAAATCAATGAAGAGACAATAAAAACAAGTGCACTCTCTCATAAGTCTGACAGTGTCAGTCAAAAAGCCCTTTCAAAGGGCTTTTAAAGAATTTTAAAAAGGACTTTAAAGAAAGAAAATCATACAAGCCTTTAAACGCTTATACAATAAACATCCGTATAACCTAGACTTGATCACTTTTCTCTTGCGGTTCTTTTACAGGTTCTACGGGTGGTGCATTTGTTTCTGCCATTTCAGAAGATGAGAGCTGTTGTGTATTTTCCTCAACAACGGGAGGAGAGAACACTCCGTCCTTATAAGTCCAGCCGATTTGCGCTTCACTTGAGGGGATGGCTTCACCATCAAAGACATGAACATAATCTTCTGAGGCTACGATAATATTCGTTACCACCCCATTTTCAACAACTGCATATTCCATCTATACCTCCTAGATAAAAAATCTCAACAAAATTGCCCCATCGCCTCCGCTACCGCCACAATTAATTCCACCATCATTCCCATTGGAATATCCGCCGCCACCGCCGCCGCCTTCACCACTACCTTTACAGCCGTGACCACCATTCCCACCTTTTTCACTTTCACCACCATAACCACCTGCTCCATTATAAGCACCAGCACCGCCGCCACCGCCACCTCCAAAAACAGAGCTTCCACCGTGGCCACTTCCGCCATCTCCACCGCCGCCGCCAGAAAAAATATCACCCCCCAAGCCGTTAAAACCACGGGAGCTACTATTGCCACCGCGACTTCCTCTGAAAGAAGTCGTGCCGCCAGCACCATCAGCACCCCCACCGCCTCCGGCTCCACCAAACGCAGTTATAATATTTCCAATCATTGTTTTTCCACCTGCGTACCCATATTTACTATTACTGCCACCACAACCACCACGACCGATTTGCACTGTCGTTGATTTTTTAAGCTCAGAGACTTTTGTTTTCACGCGCACACTTTGAGCACCACCTCCACCGCCGCCGCCAAAATTATTTGGTGTGATGTTATTTGTGATTCTAGCTCCATCTCCACCGCCTCCACCACCACCCCACGCCCATATTTCTACATTTGTGTCATCGCTAACACCTTCAGGAAAGGGTATAGGTCCGCTTTCTGTCATAAGAATTTCGACAGGTTTTTTGACTAATGAAGCTATTAATTTATCTACTTGTGACTTGGTATAAACAGCTTCACCATCAACTTTAAGTGGTCCTTTAAGCTCGCTTCCTGTTGCACTTAAATGTGTCACCACTTCACCATTATGCATGAGTCTCAATGACGAATTGCTTATGAGTTCCAAACCAGCACTCATGGTGACTTTGCTGGTAAACTTATTGTAATTCTGCCATTCATTGGCTTGTTTTAAGCGCCCATAGGCTGTGAGATCTTGATTAATCTTGGCTCTAAATTCATCCAATCCAACAATATCTTCAATCTTATGTTGGTGCGCGCCTAACAATGATACGGCACTGCCAAAAGTAAAATGATTGTTGCTTGCTTTGTAGAGAACATAATTGTTGGCGGCATCTTGTGCACCCTCGATATCGCTTAAATCGGCAAATGAGAAGGTTTTATCCGCTGCCATTTTACCTTTAAGGGCTGCTTCAAGGTCTGTAACATCACTTATAGTGTGCGTATGCTTTAAAGGCGCTTTTTGATTTACCTTATCCTCAACATCGGCTATTGCCTGATCAATCTTGCTCAAGTTCTCACGCAAGATTGGAAATTCAGAACTGATAAAACGACCTTCTTTAGGCAATTCCATCTCAAGCTTTTTGGTGTTTGTCATCTCTATTTTCCCCTCATAAGATACCGGCACCAAAATCACGCACCATTGATCGTGCTGCTGGACCACCGGTTAGCGTGAGTTTGAGGCGCGCCTGTTTAGCTGTTTTATCACTGCTTACAAATTTTCGCTCTGTCCAAAGGGGCTCGGATAACTGCTCTGTTTCCTCTAATTTCAAAGGGATGAAAGTACCATCATCGAGCTGCATCTCGAGTGTAAAGGTTGCTCCACCAGGCAAAAAGGTTTTGATATAGCTGGTCAACCTTGCCTTTTCGCCAAAGGCAAAAGCACGGGTGACATAGGTGGCTGTTTTATGAATCTTCCCCGCAATCAATTGCACGGGAGCAAACAAAACCGGTGAGAGTTTTTCTGTGCCTTTGAGAATGGCGCGAAGCTTGACCTTTTCACTGATATATTCAGTAAGGCTTAGCAATTGAAAGGGAAGCAGTTGATAAATTGTGCCATTGTTTCTTTCAATTTCAAAGATGACAGAACAATCACTGAAAGGCAATTCAATCGCTGCACGCACTTGCAAATCAGAACAATCAACAAGATCAAAACTGCCAAGATCAATGGTTTTTTCTGTTTGGGTGTAGCGTGCTGCCAACACCCGAAAGGCTAAAGCCTCATCTTGATGGGCGGTCCATGTCTGCGCATTAACAGAAGAAAAGCGGGGGCCGGTCACATAAGGATGGCTCGAGACAACTCTCTGCTGTTCTGCATCAAAACTCCCAAGTTTTGCTAAGGAAACAGAGTGATTACTATCATCGGTTTTAATGACAAAAGCTGTTAAGCGGTCATCAGGGACAAGGAGTGGTACATCATAGCGTGCCTCTGCCCAACCTAGCTTTGCGCCCTTCATGGAGTAAAAACTTTGCGCTTGAATATCGGCGGTCGGATAGCCATTTTCGGTTGTCACCAAATCAATCACCAAATCATGGTCCTGATTGCCAATTTTGCAAAGATGAAAGTCAATACCGGTGATTTGCCGTGTTTCATCAGGAGTGAAGACTTGCGCTTGTGGGTCCACTTGCGTCCATATCTTCACCGTGGTGGTGCGCCGCATCACTTTCACATCAATCACGCCTTGCCCAGTAAAAAGACCTGTCGCAATTGTTCCACCTTTTCCCCGCGCCATAACGTTTTTTGTGCCAGCAGTAATGTTTTCAGGAATCGTGAAAGTACCTTCAACGATGCCTTGTCTATCGGCAACAAGGAGGCTCGCTGGCAAGACACTCACACCATCAAAGGTAAGACTTGTCAAAATCTCTCCTTTACCAAAACCTTCAATTTTAAAGTGAAGGGGAATTTGTCTTAA